ATGCCAGAGTTATCTCCGCAGCTGATGGTATGGAAGGACTTCCTCATTGGAGCGTTGAATCAGGTGGCCAACGTCCATGAAGTGAGTTACTCCCAGCTCCCCAAGTACTCGTCCCGAGCGCCCGCCTCCCTCTTCTCCATGATGCTAGAGCAGGAGAACATGAAGATCGACCCGCTGCTCAAGCGCATCAACAAGATGATCCGAGAGATGGGGAAGTTCCGCCTCCAGCTCATGGGGGATTACTACAACAAAGAACGCAAGATCAAGATCGTCGGCCAGGGCGAGGCCACGTCCGTCGACATGTTCGAGGGCGCGGACCTCGAGAACAACTACGATGTCAAGCTCGAGCAGGGAGTGCACATGAAGCAGTCCCGTATTGTGCAACAGCGCCTGCTCATCGAGCTGTGGCAGACCGGAGTCCTCAAGGATCCGGCCAAGTTCATCCGTATGCTCGGAGAGGGGGACATCGAGGAGTCCCTGAAGTCCGACTATATCGACGAATCTAGGGCCCGCAGAGAGAACCAGGCGTTCCTCAGTGGGGTCTGGAAGAACGAGCGTGATAAGGGCGGCGTGTTCATCTACCTCCACGACGACGATGCTATTCACATGACAGAACACACCGACCTGGCCAAGTCCGAAGAGGCCATGCGCTGGGATCTCGAGACATGGACCGGGCTGCAGAATCACATCATGGAGCACATGATGAAGATGCAGAAGCTTGCGGCTATGGCCCAGCAAGCCCAGGCGGCTCAGGCCCAGATGGCCCAGCCACAGGTTCCACCCCCTCAGACGATGGCCGAAGGGGCTACTGTTACGCCAGAAGTGGCAAGAACTCGCCAAATGACGAGTGTGCAATAACACTAACCGCTAAGGAGTGATCATGCCAGAAGAGAAAGAAGCCCAAGCGAAACCGGAAGGGAAGCAGGCTTCACAGGTACATTTCGACGATCTTTTCGCCAAGGGATGGGCTGAAGCCGTAGAGCCGGAGACCGCCCCCGCCCCGCCCGCTAAGAAGGCCGACGAAGACGAGTGTCCTGACTGTCCGCCCGTTGGGACAGAAAGCAAGGACAGGAAGCCTATCGAGGTCCTCAAGCACAAGGGTAAGGAAGTCCCGGTCTACAGCAAGAAGCAGCTCATCGATATGGCTCAGCAGGGGTTTGACTACACCCAGAAGCGTCAGGCCGACTCAGAAGACAGGAAGAAGTGGGAGACGGAGTTTGACGCCAGGAACAAACAGCTGCTCGAACAGGCCAAGCGCTTGGACGCCATGCTGGCGGCAGCGCAAGATAAGGTCGGAGCGAAGCCGGAGCAAGAGAAGACGCCTGGTCAGCCTGTGGTGACGACTACAGGAGACAAGACCGAGGAACAGATTCTCAAGGAGTACGGCGTAGATCCAGACTACATCACGGACTACGAAAAGGGAGTCGTCCTGAGGCAGTATAAACAGGACCAGGAGATCAAGGAAGTGAAGAAGGTCGCCCAGATGATGCTTCTGGACGCCGTCTTCCGGCGCGTTGCCGTAACCATCGAGGACGCTCAAAAGGAATATCCGATTGAGGACGTTAAGCTCGAGGACGGCCGCAGCGCCACACAGGAACAGGTTATCAGCGTCTTCCAGACCAAGCTATCTGCGAAAGAGAATCAGCACCGGCCGATTCAGGAGATAGCCAGAGAAACGATCAAGGAAATCCACGAGTTCCAGAAGAAGGCGAAGGGCGAATCAGCACCGTCAGCTCCGGTGATCGACGAGGAGTCCATGACGCCAGAGGAATTTGCGGCTAAGTTCCCGAAGTTGTTTGCCAAGGTCAAGGGCGGTAACGGTTCCGATCTTCCTCCGACTTTGGATCGAGCCTCCAGGACCCCGGCAAGGGAGCCCGTCTCCCGGCCGAAGGTTGATCCACGCTACAAGTTCAAGTCTCTAGAAGAGGCTATTGAAGCCGGGATGAAAGATCCCGAAACACAGAAAGCTATTTCCGGAGGATAATCATGGCCGTCACGACACTGAGCACCACCGGACTGAACAAGTTCTTCCTTGAGTATATCAAGCCGGGCTTGGAAGTCATGTGGTACAACAACACTACGATCTATGATCGTTTCAAGACAGACACCGACACCTGCCTGGGCAAGTATGGTGTGCAGAAGGTCGTCTACGGGCAGCCCAAATCTGCTCGTCCGTCTTCCAGCACCACCTTCCCCACGGCCGACAGCTCGTCCTACAGCGAGTTCACCTTCTACATGAAGCGCGGTATGTACGCTTCTCTCCAGTTCGACAACCTGGCCATCGCCTGCTCCAAGGGATCCGGAGCGGTCAAGGAGCTGGTCAAGAGCGAGACCGAAAACCTCATGGCCTACATCCCGAACAAGCTTAACAAGCAGTTCTGGGGTGACGGGTCAGGCCGTCTCGGGATCGTCAAGACCGCCGTCTCCGCTTCCACGACCTGCTATGTGGACGGCGACACGACCAACTGGGGCCTCTTCGGCATCGACTCCAACTACTACACCGATCCTGGCAAGTACCTCTTCGAGGGAATGTCGGTAGACATCTACACGTCGGCCGGGGTCAAGGAAGTCGAGGATGTCAAGATCAGCACGATGTCCGACGACGCCGCTGGGACGAACACCCTGACGATGGCCGAAGCCATCACCTGCGGTGCCAACTCCCTGATCTTCGATCATGATACCTATGCGACCACGGAAGCTGCCGGTACCGGCGTTCCGATGGGCCTGCAGGGCATCATCTCCGCAACCAACCCCTATATCGGTATCACGGCCTCGAGCGCATTCCAGGGCGTCGACAGAACGGCCTATACCTGGGCCTGCGGCCAGGTCTTCAACATGGGCGCTGCGATCACCACGCCTGCCGTCGTTACCGAAATCAAGCTCCTGGAATGTATCCAGAAGATGGAGAAGTGGGGCACGATCAGCGTCATTCTGACCAATGACGTTATCTGGCGCGTCCTCTTCGAGATCCTCAAGGCCGACAAGACCATGCCCAACGACCCCGGTCTCTGGGGCGGCCTCACGGGCATCAAGTTCTTCGCTGGCAAGACCAAGTCGATCCCGATCATCTACGACGAAGACTGCCCGGACGGCCGGATCTACTTCTTCGATGATGGCTCGATCAAGGTTTCCGCTCCCGACAGGAACGGCCTCGATTGGCTGCCTGGCACAGACGGGAACATTCTCAGCAGGGTCCAGGGCAAGGACGAGTACGTGGCGAACCTTCGCTGGTACTACAATATGACCTGCTCCAGGCCCAAGGCGAACGGGTATCTCCGTTACGTCAAGCACTCTGCGACCTAAGGAGATCTGTTATGATCAGTATTGCCAAGGCTTTATTCAGCAAGCTCAAAGCAGAATCGGGCGCGGTTGTGGACTTGAAAGCCGCGTCAGGCGGTTTCTTTCTCCGCACCGCTACAAAGACCGCAGACTACACATGCGTCAAGTCCGACTCTGGCACAATCTTCAGCACCCGTGGAGCTGGCGGGGCGGTGATCTTCACCCTCCCTGGCCTGTGTGCTGGCTGGTGGGCGATCTTTATCGCTGGCGCGGCCCAGAATCTGACCGTCACTAACGCCGTGGCCGATACGCTGATCACGTTCGCAGACGTGACGGCTGACGGCCTGGCCATCGACGCTAACCAGCCTGGGAACGCGATCCTCGTCACCTGCGACGGGACGGCCTACTTCGCCTGCATGCTTCCCAACCTGGCCACCGACTTCACGGTTGCGACCTAAGGAGTAACACATGCCTACACAAATGGGTGCCAGCAAAGGCGGGTACGCCTATCCTCGTTTTCCTTTTGCCTTTCCCGTGACAAAAGTCACGGCGACATCAACTCTGAATCCTGGGCAGTGTGGTATTATTGTCGTGGCCGGGACAGCTGATGTTACCCTAACCCTTCCTTCCCCGACAGGGGCAACGGGGCTGTGGTATCTAATCGCTGTTTCAACGGACTACCACCTGACTGTGGCTGCTCCGACAGCAGATACTCTCATCACCTTCAACGACGTTGCTGCCGACAATATTCAGTTCACTACGGATGCGAACAATGTTGGCGGGATCATGCTTCTTTTCAGTGATGGGACTAACTGGATCGGTGACGCACTTACTGGTGGTACGAGAACGGTTGGTACGTAAGGATTGTAGGGAGGGGGCTTCGGCCCCCTCCCATATTTAACATGCTAATACCAGAGTGGTTTGAGAAGGAACTCAAGATCATCGACCCGTCCTACAGGGCGGAGGTTGAGGAGAACCTGATCGCTATCGTCAAGGATGTACACGTCAAACTGCCGCTGAAAGACGGCGGCACTGCCATTATCCACGGGCCCAGGACAATCGACGTGTTTGAGCACCCCAGCCATACGGCGCTGGAGAAGCTCAGGAA